ATTCATTTTACCTCCTTAAATCTATACGCAAAGCGTATAGATTTATAAATAATATAACGTACGCAAAGCGTATAATCAAGAGAAATATTACATAGAAAAGGATTGAAATATGATATAATACAGAAACTAAGGCGGTAAATCCTTGAAAATACAGGGTTTACCGCCTTTTTTGTTTCTAATTTGTTACTGGTTCAGTGTAAAAAATATTATTTTAATAGGGCAATGGTTTCCCGTAACTGCTGAATTGTCTTGTGATTATACACCCGGTTTCCTACGTCCTTTGACTTATGACCCATTAACATATCAATACATTTCCTGTTTCCTTTGGCGTTGTCAAGAAGTGTTTCGAAGGTGTGCCGTGCTTCATGTGGGGTCTTGTCTGCACCTATCTTTTCCATGACTTCACCCCAACACTTATAGTAATTTGCCTGACTGAACTTTTTACCCTGATAAGTGAACAGGTACTTGTTACCTTCATCAACCAGTGCTTTCACAAAGGGTCTGATTCGTTCATGTATCGGAACAATACGGCACTTTCCGGCAGCGGTCTTGATACCACCTTCAAAGTACCATTCCTTGATGTTCACCTGTTCCGTTTTCATCCCAAGCAATTCTTGAAGTCTGAACCCAGTATAAATATAAATCAGCACGGTATTCACCCAAGGGTCATTTTTTATTTTCCATAGTGCATCAATCTGTTCTTGGGTGAATGGTTCACGGGTTGTTTCAGGTATTGGTGGGGCGGTGGTTATTTGTGAATACATTTTATCTATCAGGTCAATTTCAAATGCAAACCTGTCAAGGTGTCCGAACAAGTTCTTGATCGCCCATTGTGTAGAGTATGCGCACCCGCAGTTGTCAATGCAGTCTTGCATCTGATAGGATTTCATTGACCTGTACTTCACACCGTAGTATTTGGAACAGTGTTTGAACGCTGAACGCAAGGACTGCTGATTTGATTTTCCTAACCTTGGTAACTTGATTTCAGACCAACGCTGATAAAGTACAACCAAGGTCACCTTTTCCCGGTCAATATCCCAAGGGTTGTTGTTATATTCAGCCAATAGAATGTTCGCCTTTTCTTCTGATTCAGCATAACCTATTGGTGACTGTTTGGCGTGTCCTTCTTCATCATAGATTGTCACCTTGGCAACCCAAGGGCGTGACCTATGACCTTTTAGTTTGGTTACGCAACCGTAACCGTTTGGGTTTCTTCTTCCCATGTATATCATTCCTTCCTGATTGAAATTTCAAGGAATGGATGATATAATTGTATCTGCATAGCCTATATCATCCTATTCCTTGGTATAGAGTTATTAGAACCCTGACCGCTGCAACGGTTGGGGTTCATTTTTTGTTCAGTTCTTACAATGTAACCTGATGTATTTTTCCCAATCTGAAATGTGTTTGATAAAATCTTCAACTTCACCATCTATTGTTTTAATGGTGTATAATCCTTTTAGAATTTGCATCCAGTGTTTCCTTCCTTGTAACTTTATTTTACCAACTGGATAAGTTGCATAAGATACAGAAATACAACCGTTACTCATTCGTTCTAACAGGATATTAGCATTTTTATCAGGTGAAATGTACTCATACAGAGCATTGAAAAATTGTTCTTCTTGTTCATTTATTGTGAACTTTTTACCTGCATCAGATTGGGTTGATATAGGATAATTCATTTTCTATCACCTTTTCATGTTCAGTTATAGTTCAATGTGTGACGGTGCTGCAACACCGTTGTTCTGTAAGTTCAGAAAATTGCTGTATTCCTTGGCAGTACCCCAAAAAGCAAGCATACCTTTGTCATAGTCCACAACCAAGTAATACTTTTTGACACCCTTCATCTTGGATGTGTTTTTTGCCTGACCGTGATACTTCAACATGAACTTTTCTTCTTCCATTGCTGAAAATGATTTGATTCTGTTCATTGGAAGTGTAACCGTGGTTTCCGGCTTGATTCTTCTGATCTCAAATACATCACCCTTGATTTCAATTTTGCACGGGTAATCTGTCGCAAAACCTTCAATACCTTCATAGTGCATCACTGACATTCCTGATTCTTTTTTCTTTCCAAACATAACCTTTTTACCTTCCTTTCTTGGTTACGGTTACAGTTGATATTCTTATTCTTATATTTTTACTTTTTTATTTTATAATTTATGTATTACTAATTATTCTATATAAGAAAAGTTATGTGAAAGCGTAACAACCGTAACTTTACCGCAAAATCAACGCTTTAGAACCGTAACCCAAAGCGTAACTAACCGTAACTATCTGAAACTTACATGGATAATATTGCCTGACTGTTGGAAAATTATGCCATTTTTTGACCGTCCCTTTTTTCCGTGACAGTGTACTTTGGCAGTGCAACAGTATCACGCAGTTCTTCCATAATCTTATTTTTTCCTGTTTCATTCAGTTTAGCAAACAGTTCAACCAGTTCATAAGCACCTGAACCGTAACACTTTTCAATCAGATCACAAACCCTTTCTTTCTGTTCCAGTTCTTCCCGGCTGACTTCCATAGGTACATCATGCCCCATGAGCCAAGCAACATTGACATTCAAGGCTTGTGCCAATTTATACAGGGCATCTTGCATTGGTTCATATTTTCCGTTTTTGTACTGGCTGATCTGTGCCTTATCAAGTCCTGACCTTTCCGCAACATCAACCTGTCTTAGTCCTCTGATGTTCATTGCTTCAATGAAGCGGTGCTGAAATGTATCAGGCATTAGTGAACACCCCTTTCTTATATATTATTGTTCGCCCTTCATTATAAAGCAAAGTTAAGACTTTTTCAATCAAACTTGAAAAAAAGTTAAGAAAACTTAAAATTAAGTGTTGACATATCTTTCCACTGATGATAAGATAAAGCCAAGTTAAGAGTTCTTAACTTACAGAAACAAAGCAAGTAGGAAGGAACGGGTGAAGCGATAGGGCTACACGCAAGTGACATGGTGGTCAGGCTGCCGGATAGCAGACAGAACGTGTGAAGAATAAACATGACCCGTCAAAGTAGTTGAAGAAAACAGGAACGGTAGGGCAAGAAAGCAAAGTATTCAGAACTATTTGAAGAAAACTGAACAGGCTGAACCAATCAGCACTTTACCCCTAAAACAAGAAACCGTTAAGTGGAAGAATCAACCGCACGAGATGACACAGCACTTTGTTTCACAGGTCAGGAAGTTCCCCGACTTCCTGACTATTTCAAAAAGAACTGTTGCAGCAGTTCCGGGGAAAAGAACCAAGGAATAGGATTTCAGTTCTTTCAAAAAATTGTCTATTGTATGTTGGTCAACAGGTTTTGGTGGTTTTAATGTGAAACCCCGGCGGTTTGAACAACACCGTTCAAAAAGTTCAATGATGTGTAACAGGTTTTCAGATTTTAATGTGAAATCTGATAAAGGAAAGACACCCCTGATTGTACTAAGGTGTGCTGACAATAGACAACTTTTTGAAGGAACTGGGAAAGGATAAAGGCAATGATTGATTTCATAAAAGATGCGGATTGCACCAAGGAAACGCCCGTCAGATTAGGTGTTCCTGATGCACCGATATATGGCAATGGCATCAAATTGAAACCAAGGGTTGACGGTAGAACTGATTCAGAGCATTTCAAGAAAATCTATTTGCCGGAACTTTTACCACTTGAAGAATATGATCTGATAGTCGTTTTGATTTCCGGCGGTAAGGATTCAGTTGCTTGTTACCTAAAACTTCTTGAACTTGGTGTACCAAAGGAAAGAATAGAGTTTTGGCATCACGATATTGACGGCGGGCATCCTTCAAGGCGTATGGACTGGAAATGTACCCAAAACTATGTAAAAGCACTTGCAGATGCAGAGGGTATCAAGTTAAGGGTTTCTTACAGGGTGAACGGTTTCTTTGGTGAATTGTACCGCATAGGTGCATCAGAACCGATTGAATGGATTGACCCTGATACTGGGGAAGTCAGACAGTGCAAATTGTCAAGTAATTACCTGAAATGTAAGGAACTGAAAGAACAGGCAACAGAAGAAATGGAAGAACTTCTGAAACAGTATGGTTACAGAATGAAGTTTCCGGCAAAGACTGGTGACCTGTCAAGGCGTTGGTGTTCCGCTTATTTGAAAATATGTGTTGCAGATACCGTTGTCAGTAATCTTGACCGACTGGGTGAACTTGAAGAACTTGGTGGAAAAAGACACAAGTTCCCGGCAAAAGGCGGTACACATTCAGGGCGGTGGTGCAGCGGTAACTTAAAGGCAGCAGTCCAAGACAGTGTGACGGCAAACCTTGAAGAAACCAAGCATGATAAGAAAATACTGATTGTGTCAGGTGAACGCCGTGGTGAATCAGCCGGGCGGTCAAAGTACAATGAAATGGAAATACACCGCACCAATGCAGAAGCCAAGGCACACAGAATTGTTCATCAATGGCGGTGCTGCATTGATTATTCTGAAAAGGATGTGTGGGAACTGCTGAAACGGCATCATATAAACCCACACCCATGTTACAGGATAGGTTGGAACAGATGCAGTTGTATGATGTGCATATTTTCAACACCCCGTTTATTTGCCGGGGTAAAAGAACTTTTTCCTGATGATTATGCAGCACTAAGGCATGATGAAGAAGTTCTTGGATTCACCCTTGATAACAAAAAGAACCTTGATGAATTTATAGGTGATACAAAGTCATGTGTCTGTTGGGATGACAGGAAAGCAATTCATTCAATACTTACTGGTGAGTTCACAACAGATGATATATACATAAATGATTGGAAATATCCCGTTGGTGCATTTCATGGTGCAGACGGTGGTTCATGTTAGAAAGAAGGTGATGAAATGAAGAAAATAGTTGCAGCATGGATTGAACAGATTCTTGAATTTCCAACCAAACTTGAATATCTTGCGTACATAGAAAGCCTGAAACAAGGCAAACCGCAGAAGTTCAAGGAAACATCATTTGAACAGTTGGAATCAGGGGTTGTTAGAATAACGATCAGGAAACAGTATAACAACAATGCGTTCCCTGATGATGAAAAGGAAGGTGAAGAAGGTGTTTGATTATTCAAAGTTAAGAGGAAAAATCAAGGAAGTGTTTGGAACACAGGCAAAGTTTGCTAAAGCAATGGGAATGTCAACCGTGACATTATCTGCAAAGCTGAACGGAACGGTTCAGTTCACTGCACCTGAAATGAACAAGGCGTGTGAAGTCCTTGGTGTTTCGGTGGAATTTATTCCACTATATTTTTTTACTGAAAAAGTTAAGACTTCTTAACTCAAAGAAAGGATAGGTGATAAATTATGAAATTCAGCGAAAAGTTGAAACAGGCTATGCAGCAGTTAGGAATCAATCAGGCACAGGTTGTTGGATTGACCGGGAAAAGTAAGGGGTCAATCAGTATGTACCTGAATGACAAAACAGTTCCGTCAGAACAGGTTCAGAGTGATATTGCAGTATCACTTGGACTTGCACCTGATTATTTTGAACAGGAAGAAAAACCGGTGATCTTCAAACCTTCCAAGTGTGAAGATGGCATCCCAACCTTGACAGTACATGAAGTTGCTAAGTTGATGCATAAGCACACCAACACAATAGCACTTGGGTTACAACAGGGCGTTTTTCCTTGGGGGTATGCGATTCATACCAGTGAACACCGTTGGTCATATTTCATCAATGCAAAGCGTTTTGCAGAAATTGAAGGGGTGATCTGATGCCAAAGATTGAGTATAAAAGCATTAAGTTTCAGCAGAAAAGTCTTGAACTGATAAACCTTGTGAATCAGGTGGTTGAAGAATATCAGGCACAGGGATATGAACTGACACTTAGACAGGCATATTATCAGTTAGTTGCCCGTGGGTACATCCCCAACAATGAACGCAGTTATAAGAACATTGGAAATCTTATCAATGACGGTAGACTTGCCGGGTTGATTGATTGGCATAGCATCACAGACAGAACCCGCAACCTTAGAAGAAATGGTCATTGGGACAATCCGGCTGATGTGATTGCATCCGCAAGATACAGTTATCTACTGAATAAGTGGGACGGTCAACCGAATTACGTTGAGGTGTGGGTTGAAAAGGATGCCTTAGTTGATATTGTAGGACAGGCTTGCACACCACTTGACACGCCGTATTTTTCATGTAGGGGTTACACTTCACAGTCAGAAATGTGGTCAGCAGCACAGCGTTTCATTAGTCAAGATTACCGTGATAACAGGGTGATTATTCACTTAGGTGACCATGACCCAAGTGGTATTGATATGACAAGGGATATTCAGGAACGCTTGCAGATGTTCGGGGCAGAGGTGCATGTGAAGCGTGTAGCACGGACCATGAATCAGATGGGTACATATAACCCACCACCTAACCCAGCAAAGATCACTGACAGTAGAGCATCAAAGTATATTGATGAATACGGCAATGAATCTTGGGAACTGGATGCACTTGAACCACAGGTCATCACTGATCTGATAACCAATGAGGTAACAGCGTTAAGAAATGATGAAATCTATCATGCAGTGTGTGACCTTGAAGAAAAAGGAAAAGATGAATTAAGAATGATAGAACGCAACTATGACAAGGCTGTTGCATTTTTAGAAAGTGAGGAATAAACCATGAAAAAATATGAATTTACAGGAGAAACCAAAGAAATCAGATTATTATTCAGAACCGCCACACTGCACCGCATCCGTGCAACTGTTGCATTTGGCATTGTAGAAGTAGGTGATCTTGGTGGTTGGATTGAGAAAGAAGAAAATCTTTCCCATGAAGGAAAGGCTTGGGTTTGCGGTGATGCCAAGGTTTGCGGTGATGCCGAGGTTTGGGGCAATGCCGAGGTTTGGGGCAATGCCGAGGTTTGGGGCAATGCCGAGGTCTTTTCTGCAAGTCATGTGTTAGTGATTGGAGCAATCGGCAGCAGAAATGATTTCACTACATTCTATCGTGACAAGGACAATGAAATTACAGTCAAGTGTGGTTGTTTCCTTGGAAAGATTGATAGATTTCTTGAAAAGGTCACACAGACCCACGGTGATTCTAAGTATGCCTTAGTTTACAGAGCAGCAGTTGAGGTTGCAAAGTTACAGATTGACCTTTCAGGTGAAGCACCAAAGGACGCTGATGAAGAATGAAAACTTTGAATTTCATGCCCCATCAGGAAGATGCACTGAACAGAACTGAACAGTTCAACCGTTGTGCTTATTATCTTGATATGGGACTGGGTAAGACCTTTGTGGGTGCTGAAAAAATGTATTTGCTGAACAATGCGGTGAATGTGGTCATCTGTCAGAAATCCAAGATAGATGACTGGATTCAGCACTTCAAAGAATATTACCCAAGTGACCGTGTGATGAACTTGACCAAGAAAAGTGAAGCAATCAATTTCAGGACACTTGTTGATACCAAAGAATTATACAACAAGGATGTTCAGATTATAGGCGTTATCAACTATGAAACTGCTTTCCGGCGGGATTGGTTGCTGAAACTCAAAGGGTTCACACTGATGCTTGATGAAAGTTCACTGATAACCAATGAAACAGCACAACGGTCAAAGTTCATTCTGAAAATGCAGCCGGAAAGCGTGATTTTATTATCAGGAACACCAACAGCCGGAAAGTATGAAAGGTTGTGGTCACAGGTTCAGTTGCTTGGGTGGAACATTACAAAAAAGGCGTTTTGGTCATCATACGTTCAGACCGAATGGGTTGAAAACGGTGATGGGTACAAGAATGAAGTAATAACTGGGTACAAACACACAAAACACCTGAAAAAGAAACTTGCAGATCATGGGTGCATCTTTATGAAAACCGCTGATGTGATTGAACTGCCGGAACAGACTGAACAGAAGATATTCTTTAAGGTAACACAGGCATACAAGTATTTTATCAAAAACAGTTACATCATGCTTGATACACTTAATATGTGCAAGTTCAAAGATGATTCAGATTATTACGGTACGGATGTGACACCACGGTTTGAACTGGTCGGTGACAACAGCCTGACCAAGATGCTATATGCCCGGCAGTTGTGCGGGCAGTGGCACAAGGAAAAACTGGAAGGTTTGCGGGACTTGGTTGAATCAACAGAAGATAGGCTGATTATATTCTACAACTTTACCGCAGAACTTGAAGCAATGCAGAAAAAACTTGCTGATCTAAACAGACCCTATTCAGTTGTGAATGGGTCAAAGAAGGACTTGACCGCATACGATCAGGCAGATGATTCAATCACATTCATACAGTATCAAGCCGGGGCAATGGGTGGTAATTATCAGAAAGCAAACAAGATTATTTATTTCACCTTGCCACTTGGAAAAGGGTCATGTGATATGTGGGAACAGTCAAAAAAGCGTATTCACCGCATAGGACAAGCCAAACCGTGCTTTTACTATTACTTACTGGTGAAGGGTACGGTTGAAGAAAAGAACCTTGCAGCATTGAAGGAAGGAAAGGAACTGACAGATGAATTATTCAAAAATACTTAACTGGATATTTGGAATCATGGCATTTATCGGTGTATTCCTGATAATTGGTGCAGTCGGTGCATCTGACTATGCGGTTGAAATGGGAATATATGAACCACTTACCGCACATCTGAAAGAATATATCATTGGTGCGATTCTGATGATTCCCGGAATCATTTATTTGAAAATCACGGAAAGGGGTGATGAAACATGAACTATTCAAAGAACCTTAGAAAGTCCGCAATGGCAAAGCGGGTCTTGATCTTACTTGGTGTTGCCTTTGGGGTTGGGTTAGCTGTTGGGGGTGTGTCTGTATATGCCCTGAAAACTCATATAACCGCCAAGGACAAAGAGAAATCAATAGAACGCACACTTGAACGGGATAATACAGAAACCCTTGTATATGGGGCGTATGATGACAGAACATTCACACAGGAAATTTCCCTTGACTGGGGTGCGGGTGACTTAGATTTCACACCACTTGACTGTAAGATGCCGGAAGAACAACAGGAATTTACATATTACCTTTGTACCGGGTACAACATTGATTTTACCCTTGTCATGGCACTGATTCAGAATGAAAGCAGTTTTGACCCGGCGGTCATCAGCAAAACCAATGATTACGGTTATATGCAGATCAATCAGATCAATCACCAGTGGTTGACAGATACCCTTGGTGTTACGGATTTTACAGACCCGTATCAGAACATCAGGGCGGGTGTGTTCGTACTTAGAAAACTGTTTGAACGGTATCAAGATACCAACATGGTCTTGATGGCGTACAACATGGGTGAAGATGGTGCTGTCCGGTTATGGGAAAAGGGCATCTATTCAACAGATTATACAGAAAAAATACTAAACTATCAGACACAGTTCAATGAACAACTGGAAGGGAGTGAATAAGAAGTGAGTGCATACCGTGAAGAAAAACCATTGACAGAAGATGACAGATTTACTTTTGAAGATTCACAGATTTTGAAAGAATTGCGTGAGTCTGACCGATTGACAGAAAGGGAAAAACTGGCAGTTCAGAGATTATATAGAACATATCAGTACATGGTGGATTGATGGCAGCAGAAAAGAATTTTGAAAATAAGGTCAAAGCGTTCCTGAAGGACACCGGGGCATGGCTGCTGAAATACTGGGGCGGTGCTGCTTATACAAAAAGCGGTATTCCTGACCTGTTGGTTTGTTCAGACGGGTGTTTCCTTGGTATTGAAGTCAAAGCACCAAACGGTGAACCGACACTGTTGCAGTTGGTCAACCTTAAAAAAATCAGAGAATCTGGCGGGTATGGAATTTTGTTGTACCCCAAGGATTTTGAACAATTCAAAATGTTCATTGCAAAAAAATCAAAACTTAACGCTTGGTATCTTTCCAACATTGAAGATCAGAAGCGTTGGGAAATAAAATTATCAAAATAAGGAGTGAAAAAGCATGGCAGCAAAAAAGAAAGCAGATGCAGCGGTTGAGAATACCGCAGAAGTAACACAGGAAACAGTTCAGGAAGAAATTGAACAGGTAGCAGCAGACAATGCAAAGGAACTTGACAATAAGAAGTATGTAGTTGACCACTTACTTTCAACCAAGCGTGAGGGAATGGAAGATCTGATTGCATACATGGAAGAAATCGGATTCTTTGAAGCACCTTGCAGTGGTGGAAATCACCTTGCTTGTCAGTTCGGTCTTGTTCATCACAGCAGAAACGTGATGATGGCAGCAGAAAACATTGGTTACGCACTTCTTGGCAAGGTCAAGTATGCAGAAATTCGTAATTCAGTCATCATTGCAGCAGCATTACATGACCTTGGCAAGTGTGGTGACTTTGGCAAGCAGATGTATGTGCCTAACATGATTAAGGACGGCAAACCTACCAAGGCAGAGCCGGAACAGAAATATAAACAGTCTGAAAGCAAGCCTTTCAAGCGTAACCCGGCACTTCTTCCACTTGACCATGCAACCCGCAGCATCAAGTTAGCAACCCTTTTCATTGACCTGACGGAAGATGAAGAATTTGCGATCAGATACCATGATGGTCTGTATGAATCAGCAAACTATGCAGTGAAGGGAAATGAAACGGCACTGTACTTGATTCTGCACTATGCTGATTTATGGTCAAGCCGTATCACAGAAGGTAGCACTGATGAAGGTGGTGATGAATGATGGAAGATATTTCAAAGGCAATAGAACTTGCGATTGCAGCCTTCAAAGAAAAATTCGGTGAAGATGCCAAACTTGAAGAAGGTGATGAAGTTGTCTTTCAGTTGAATAATTGTGTGTTAATTATCAGCATTGAAGATAACACAATGAAACAGAAATTCATTGGTGGTCAACCTATTAAGATTGACCATACTTTGAAAATTTATGAAAGTGAGGAATAAAACAATGGTAAATGAAAGACAGGGAAAAGTTTACAATCCCCGCCCGGTATATAACAGAAAGTTATTACGTTCAGTAATTCGTGCGGGAGTTCAGAAACAGTTTGGTCAGCATCATGTTTCTGCTAACATGGCGGGAAACTTTGAAAAAATCAGAAAGGAACAGGTGAAATAATATGGCACAGATGCTTTTGATTATGGGTGAATCAGGTACAGGAAAAAGTACCAGTATGAGAAATTGCGATCCGGCAACAACTGCCGTTGTGAACCCGGTTGGTAAGCCGTTACCGTTTAAGGGTAAGTTCACAATGCTGAACAGTGAGGTTGAATCCCGCAAAATCTGCAAGTTTATGAAGGAACAGGCAGCAGCCGGGAAGAAGTTACTGGTGGTTGATGACTTCCAGTATATTCTTTCAGTCCCTTACATGAACCGTATCAAAGAAAACGGTTGGGACAAGTGGAATGATTTTGGTGCAAACTACTTTGAAATCATTGAGGTATGCAAGGAACTTCCTGATGATGTGGTAGTTGCTTATATGACCCACACAGAAACACTTGAAAATGGTGTTACTACTATTAAGCTGATCGGAAAGTTACTTCGTGAGAAGATCACCATTGAAGGACTTTTCACCATTGTACTTAGAACAGGCGTGAATGAAGGAAAATATTATTTTTACACACAGAACAGTGGCAAGGACACAGTGAAGTCACCTATGGGAATGTTCCCGGCATACGCCATTGACAATGACCTGAATTATGTGGCTGATAAAATCCGCAACTTCTATGAAGTCGGTGAGTATAAGACAGATGCAGAAATGGGTCAGGCTGATGCACAGGCTGCATCCGATCTTGAAAAGCCGGATGCAAACGGTAGACGGGCAAGGGGTGGAAAAAAGACCACAGCCACAGCAACACCGCCTACTACAACAGAAGATGCAGCACCAAAGACAGGCAGAACCGCCCGCAAGACACATGATGAAGTGGTGGCTGAAAATAATCAGAAAATGGCTGATTATATGGCAGAGCGTGACAAGGCTATTGATGCGGTTGCTGATGGGCGTGAAGAAATCCCGTTTGATGAAGCGTGTGCAGCAGCGGATTCTGTACCGCAGCCGGAACTTGAAACACCGCCAAGAAGAACCCGCAAGGAAAGAAAGTCTGCTGAACAGTCTGAACCTGTTCAGGACGGTACAACAAATACTGATTCTGAATCTGTCACACTGGATGCAGACACATACTTCTATGTTCCGGCTGATGATAACTATGTGATGAAGCACAAAGGTGACACGGTTGACCTGATTGTTGACGGTGTTGAGGTTATGAAGGTCATCAGCAAGGAAGAATTTGGTGAAGGTGTGAAGCGTTTAGCACAGGCAGACAACCCTAAGCCGGAAAATCCTATTGACGGGGCAATGAACCCGCCGGAGAAGGGCAGACGCACAAGAAGAAGTGCAGCACAGGCACAGCCTGATAATGCAGATGCAGCAGCGGATGAAACCCCGGCAGTAGATGAACAGCCGACTGGCAGAACCCGCAGAGTAAGAAAAACACGCTAAGAAAGTGAGGTAAAAGAACATGAACAATCCTTTTGGTTTACCTGATGAACTGTTTGGTGCAATCCTTGCATCAGCAATCACAGAAGGAATGAACACGGCAAGCAGCCGTTCAATGAAGAACCCGCACCCGGTAGCACCTAAACAGGATGTACCGCCGGAAGATGGTGCAACTGCTGCAAAGAAAATCTATGATTCCTATGTAAAAGCCGGGTTCAATGAGGTTCAGGCGTTTGAGTTGTTAAAGTTAGTATTAAGCAAATAAGAAAGGTTAAAAAGGTGAAAAATTATGGCTATTGATTTCAGTGCATTTGATGAAAAGGTTGATTTACAGGAATTACAGAATGAGGTGCAGAACGCACCTGATAATGATTTTGCTGATGTGCCGGATGGTACATATATCATTAGTATTGAGAAGATGGAAATTAAGTTGACCAAGGCACAGGATAAGTTGATGTTTGCAGTTCAGGCAAAGATCAAGGAAGGTGAACAGGCAAACCGCATGATCTTCTTCAACCGTGTTATTTCCGGCAACAGTTCCGCAAAGTGGACGGACGGACAGGCAATCAAGTCTGTATGCACTTGGGTGAACAAGCTGATTGCAGAAGATGACACACCTGTTGAGTTCGTAAACTATGCAGATTTTGCAGATCAGATTCTTGATGTATTCCAGTCTATTCAGGGTGCGATTGAAGTTGAGGTTGATTATAAGGCAGATGCTTTCAACCCTATCACAATCAAGGAAGTTTTTGATTGCTAAAAAATTTTACTTGTAAAGTTAAGAAGTCTTAACTTAAAATGTTATCAGGCGGTGGTGGGGTCACACCTTCCACCGCTATTTTCAGAAAGGGTGAATGTAGTGATATTTTATGACTTTGAGGTTTTCAAGGAAGATTGGCTTGCTGTTTTCATTGATGTGACCAAGAAAAAAGAATATGTGATAATCAATAACCCTGATGAATTAAAAGCCTTATATGAAGCTAATAGCAAGGATATATGGGTAGGTTATAACAACCGCCACTATGACCAGTACATTATGAAAGGTATTCTGTTGGGAATGAATCCCAAAAGAATCAATGACTGGATAATTGTTGAAAAAAAGGAAGGGTGGCAATTTTCATCAGCGTTCAACAAAGTTCCAATGATTAACTATGATGTTATGCCGAACCCCCCGGTTGGTTTGAAAACACTGGAAGGTTTTCTTGGCAGCAATATCAAGGAAACGGATGTTGATTTTAGAATAAACAGGAAATTAACCAAGGAAGAAATTGAAATGACGGTTTTCTACTGTCGGCATGATGTGGAAGAAACCATCAAAGTATTCCTTGAAAAAATAGATGAATTTAATGCAATGCACGGTATCATTCAGGCTTTCCCGGACATTGTGAACCTGTCTGACATAGGGGACAGTGAAGCAAGAATCACCGCAAAGGTGCTTGGGTGTTCTCGCAGATCATTTGAAGATGAATTTGATTTCTACTTTTTACCATGCTTGCAACTGAAAAAATATAAATATGTTCAGGACTGGTTTGAACAGAAAAGACAGGAAGCCTTGTCAATGGACTTGGCACACATGGATAAATACTCAAAACGTACATGGTATAAGGAACAGGGTCTTGAAACCGTGGTTGCGGGTATTCCTCATTCATTCGGTTTTGGCGGTGTTCACGGGGCAACAGCCACACCAATTCACAAGACCGGGCAACTGCTACACGTTGACGTAAATAACTACTATCCATCAATGCTGATTGCTTGGGGACTGGTTACAAGGGCAGCAACCAATGACAATTACCCGTTAGTGTATAACACACGAAAAGCCATGAAGGAAAAACAGATTGCTGCAAAAAACGCCGGAAATAAGAAAGAGGTCAAACGGTGGAAGAAAGCACAGTTGCCATATAAGAAGATGCTGAACGCCTTGTCAGGTGCAATGAAGGATGAAACCAATGCAGCGTATGACCCAAGAAACAATAACTGTATGTGCATCAACGGTCAGTTGATGTTGCTTGACCTGATTGAACACCTTGAAGTTGTACCGGGATTTGAACTGATTCAGTCCAACACGGACGGTCTTATTATTTGGATTCCTGACACAGATGAAGCCTTTGAAATGGTTGATGATATTTGTTGGGAGTGGGAACAGCGTTGTTCAACAGATCAGTGTTCAATTCTTCTTGAACTGGATAACATCAGTGAAATCTATCAGAAGGATGTGAACAATTACCTTTGGGTTGGTATTGACGGCGGTGTTGAAAGAATCGGTGCTTATGTGAAGGAACTTTCAGCGGTTGACAATGATCTGCCAATCCTGAATAAAGCACTGGTTGACTACATGGTCAAGAAAACCCCGGTTGAACAGACTATCAATCAGTGTGATGACCTGATTATGTTTCAGAAGATTGTCAAGTTATCAGACAAGTATGATTGGGTGGAACATGAGCATTGCACCCCACTTGTCAGTCATATAGGCAAAAGAACAATCAAGACGGTGTATGAATACCCTGACAAGGACAAATACACATATAAGTCATACAGGGTGTTTGCATCTAACGATCAGAAGGACGGCAGATTGCTGAAACGTAAACAGGTGAAAACCAAAGGTGAAAAATTCGGTAATACACCTGACCACTGTTTCATTTTCAATGATTCAGTTGTTGGGGTAAAAACACCGCCTGAACTTGATAGGCAGTGGTACATAGATTTAGCAAAGAAACGCTTGAAACAATTTGGTGTTGTAGCGTAACACCGGGAAGGAAGGTTTTCATGGATTTAGAAATTAGATATGAAAATGGTTTAATGACAGTTCATCTTGAAGAATTTCTTTCAGAACGCAGAATTGCCAAGGTCAGGAAACTGCTGAAAGTTATCAGAAGCAGTTTCACACCTGAATGTGAACAGCAGATGAAAGAATTTATTCAGGAACAGACTGAACAGTTTGAACAAGTTCAGAAGGAACACAGTATTTACATTGAAGGGTACACGCAAAAGGTCAAGTATGCAGAACAGCAGATCAGGCAGACAAAGCACCGTATTTCACAGATTCAGACGGGTGTTAAAAACTCGCAGCTTCTCCGGGATTCACACAGGAAGAACACAAAAGTTTGGAAGGATCGCAATGCTGATGTAAAAAAGTACAGGGAACGCCTAAAAGAACCAAGGACAACTTTGAAGGAACAGAATGAAGAACTTAGGAACTTGAAAACACGGTTATGGAAAAGGCAAAAGGCTTTTGACTGCAATGTCAGAAACAAGGAATTTTATAAAAAAGTGATGCAAGAAATCACTTAAAGGATGGTGATAAAAAATGCCACTATACAAAGGTTATGTTGAAACCAAAGGCAAGGCAAGCATTGAAAAACTGAAAAACAGAACCACATGGAAAACCTATGATGAAGTGAAGAACCTGAATGGGTTCGGTGGGGTTTTGGCTGATGACACCATCCTTATTGACATTGATGATTCTGACCAATCTGAAATTCTGATGAACATTGTGGAAGAACTGCAACTTGACTGTAAAGTCCTTTGTACCAGTAGGGGAAAACACTTTCTTTTCAAGAACCGCACTATTGCAAGGAACAGGACACACGTTCAGTTGGCTGTTGGTCTTACTGCTGATATAAAGGTCGGCAGTAAGTTATCCTATGAGGTCATCAAGATTGACGGTGAAGAAAGATTTTGTGAATGGGACATTGAAGAAGGTGGAAAGTATCAGGAAGTTCCCAAGTGGTTGTTCCCGGTCAAGGCAACCGCAGACTTTGTTGATATGGATGCCGGGGACGGAAGGAATCAGGCACTTTTCAATTACATCCTGACCCTGACTGCAAATGATTTCACTGTTGAAGAAACCCGTGAGTGCATCCGCATCCTGAATAAGTTTGTTCTGAAACAACCGCTGTCAGATGATGAACTGGAAGTGATCTTGCGTGATGATGCTTTTCAGAAACCTGTTTTTTTCCTTGGCAGCACATTCCTGTTTGACAAGTTTGCAGTATTTATGAAGAACACGGCACACGTCATAAAAATCAACGGGCAGTTGCACATATACAAAGACGGTGTGTATTCCAATGGGTACAAAGAAATTGAATCAAACATGATTCAGCACATCCCAAACCTGAAAAAGATGCAACGCCGGGAAGTCCTTGATTACATGGAATTGATTGTTGATGAAAAAGAACAGTCAGATGCAAACCTGATTGCTTTCAACAATGGTGTATATGACCTTGTGACCGGGGAATTGAAACCATTCAGCACAGACATTGTTATTACTAACAAGATTCCTTGGGACTACAAGCCGGATGCCTATTCTGAACTGGCAGACAGTACACTGAACAAGTTAGCGTGTGGTGATACAGCAATCAGGGCGTTGTTGGAAGAATGTATTGGTTACTGCTTTTACAGAAGAAATGAGTTAGGCAAGGCGTTCATCCTGACAGGTGACAAGTCAAACGGTAAAAGTACATTTTTGGATTGTGTCAAAGCAATCCTTGGTGATCGGAATATTTCAGCACTTGACCTGAAAGAACTGGGGGACAGGTTCAATACTTCAATGATGTTCGGCAAACTGGCAAACATTGGTGATGATATTGGTGATGATTTCCTTCAAGGTTCACAGGTCAGTGTGTTCAAAAAAATAGTAACAGGTAACCGCATCAAGGCAGAGCGTAAAGGACAAGACCCGTTTGAGTTCAACCCGTTCATCAAACTGTTATTCAGTGCCAATGATATTCCCCGTATGAAAGACAAGACTGGGGCGGTACTTAGGCGTTTGGTCATCATTCCGTTCAATGCCACATTCAGCAAGGATGCACCTGATTATGACCCATTCATCAAGTACAAACTGATTCAGCAGGAAAGCGTTGAATATTTCATCAGGCTTGGCGTGGAAGGTCTGAAAAGAATTATCATCAATGACGGATTCACCAAGTCAGACAAGGTTCAGAACCAGTTGACAGAGTATGAGGAAGAAAACAATCCTATCCTTGCATTTATCAATGACACCGGGGTTGACATGATCGAAAATGAACCAACCAATGAGGTATACAAGCGGTATCAGGTATTTTGTGCAGACAACAGTATGCAGCCAATGTCAAATATCGTATTCAGTAAGCAGATCAACAAACGCCTTGACTTGGAAATTTCAGTTGTAAAACTGAACGGTCAGACAAGGCGTATTTTCAGAAGTAGAAAGGACGGTGATTGAAATGAATGAAGTTTTGTTCAGTAGTAGCACAGATGACTGGGCTACACCACAGGACTTATTTGATGCACTGGATGCAGAATTTCATTTCACATTAGACCCGTGTTCAAGTGAACAGAATCATAAGTGTGACAGGTATTTCACTAAAGAAGATAACGGGTTATTGCATGATTGGGGGGGGGAATCTGTCTTTTGCAACCCGCCCTATGGTAAAGAAATGTATAAATGGGTTGAAAAATGCTATTTTGAGGGACGGAAAGAACACACAACTGTTGTTCTGTTGATTCCGGCAAGAACAGACACCAAGTATTTTCACGATTTTATTATACACAGAACAGAAATTCGATTCATAAAAGGTCGGTTGAAATTTGGGAACAGTAAAAATGCAGCACCTTTTCCTTCAATGTTGGTGATATTCAGGGGTGCAAAAGTTTGATAAGAAAGGAAGGTATCAATTAGTGAAAGGTGGAAGAAATCAGGAAGGATATGCAGACCCAACAGCAACTATTGCCGTTGGTAGAGTAGCAAAGGAAGAACGTGAACAGATTGAATGTGAAGCAGCAGACAAACGTGCCTATGATCTGATTAAGGTTTTGAAGTACATCATCAAAGGTGCGGGGTTTGAACTGACTGAACGTGTTCAGGTGAAAGATACCAAGACAGGAAGGGTTTACAGATGAATGAAAGTATTATAACAAAATTAGTCAAATTATTTGACGGTGATGATTCAGTGAAAGAAATTTCCCTTTGTAATGATGTGTTACCTATGATTTCAGCACATTACAAAGGTACACCAATCAATCAACATGATTTTGGTATTATGAACAGATGTGTTGAAGATGCACTTTCAATAATATCTACAAGGTATGTCAGATTTTATGCAGTACCAAAGTTTGAAATAAATTACGGTGGAATAGTAACCTTGAAGGATGTTGTCTATAAGAAAGTGAGGTAAAACGCATGACGGAAAATGTATGTGTTACCTGTCAGTATTATGAAAGCTGCAACCGTCCTGAACGCTTTATGAAGTGTATGGGGTACAAAGAAAAACAGGAAAGGGGTGAAGAAAATGCACAGCAGACTGGAAGATGATGCACAGTATGAATGGTGCAGACAATGGGAAGAAGAACACAGACGGAAGATCACCCGGAAGAAGCAGAAGAAAATCAGACGGGTGCAGCACTGGTGTAACTGCAAATTATATATCAAGTATGCTTGGTATGAGTTCCGAGCAATGGTGAAAGGATAAGGTGAATGATTATGGAAAATAAGATTTTAGAGTTATTGGAACAGAAGGGCAGTATATCAATGAATGATGATATTTTCCCGTTGGTGGAAAAAGAATTTGAAGGTCAGGTGATTGGTGCAGAACTTTATGAACTTGCACACCAATACATATCACAGTTGTTGTATGGGGTGCATACTGCCGGGGTTGCCGTGATTGCTGTTCCTAAGTTTGCAGCGGGTCAGCAGTTCGGTCAGATGGTTGTTGCTGATGTGATTTATACAAAGGTGAATAATACACCGTATGATTTTATGCAGTAGTTACGCATAGTTACGGTTGGTTACGGTTCACGGTTACGGTTGAAACCCTTGTAAATACTGGCGGTTACGGTTGGTTACGGTTAAAAGCAATTTTCTTATTATTTTTATTTATTGTATATTCTATACATCATAAAAAGTAAAAATATAGAATATAAGGCGTGAACCGTAACCGTAACTAACCGTAACCAGTAGGAAAATCAAGGCTTTCAGGGTGTTTTTAGTTTGATTTTATCCGTAACCGCAAGCGTAACCGTAACCGGGAAAGGACAGGTAAAAGAATGAAAACATTATCCGCAAGGGAATATTTAGGACAGTTACAGGAACTTGATACTAATATCAATCAGGACTTAGAACGCCTTGATGATATGAAAACCAATGCTTGCAGCACGGGCGGTATTGATTATTCTGCTGAAAGAGTGCAGACAAGTCCGTCAGGTGACAGTTTATGCAAGGCGGTCACAAACTATGTTGATTTCAATGAACAGATAAACAGAGAAATTGACAAATTTTCAGATGCCAAGGAACAGATCATCAGGCAAATTAGAGGTCTGCACAATGCAAGGTATTCACAAGTGTTGTTCAAGGTATATGTGCAGTTTAAGAGTTTGAAAGTTGCATCAGGTGAAATGGGTATGTCATATCAGTATGTCAGGAATCTTCACAAAAAGGCACTTACAAGATTTGAAGAAACCTATGATGATCTGCATTACCTAACTTAATGTATACTTACTGTCACTTAAAACAACAAAAAGAGCGTTTTACGATAGATTTTGTTGTTTCATGTATATTGTGTATTCTTGAAACTAATGATAGGATGTATCTTGACAAGATGGGAATTGTGAAGAAGCGGTTGTTTTTTCACAATTCTTTTTTGTTTATGCCGATATTTGCACCCTGAAATGTAATGTTTCAGGGATTTTTTATTGCAAAAATACATGAAAGGGGTGTTGTTTGATGGCAAAAACGGCAAAATTAACTGAAAAACAGCAGCGTTTTGTTGAAGAATACCTGATTGACCTGAACGCAACACAAGCAGCCATTCGTGCGGGTTATTCGGCAAAAACAGCAGATCAGCAAGGTTCAAGGATGTTGGCAAATGTCAAGGTTCAACAGGCAATTAGTGTTGCAATGGCAGAACGCAGCAAAAGAACAGGAATCAATCAGGACAGGGTTGTTTTAGAACTTGCCCGCATTGCTTTTGTGAAGATGACAGACCTTGTTGATAGTCACGGAAGAATTAAAGACAATGCAACTGATGATGACCTTGCCTGTATCGAATCCGTGAAATATAAACAGTCTGAATCAGAAACCGGGTCAAGCGTTGAAAGGGAAGTGAAGATTTCACCAAAGCTGAAAGCACTTGAATTACTTGGTAAGCATTTGGGTATGTGGAATGACAAGATTGATGTGAATATCACACAGCCTATTGTTATCACTGGTGAAGATGCCCTTGAAGATTAGGCGGTGATCGTCTATGGTCAAGAACAGAATATCTTCACAATATGTTTTTGGGTATCAGAAGTTCATTCTGTACCCGGAAGATTACAAGGCTACAAAGTCCGGCAAGAAGAAAGTGCTGCTGCCTGAACTGGTTGGTAAGGGTTACGGTACTTTTTGGCGTTGGAAAGGTAGATATAGGGTATGCAAGGGCAGCCGTGCATCCAAGAAATCAAAAACAACTGCCCTTTGGTACATCACCAATATGATGAAGTACCCACAGGCAAATACCCTTGTGGTCAGAAAGACTTTCAGAACCCTGAAAGATTCCTGTTTCACAGAATTGAAGTGGGCGATTCACCGCCTTGGCGTTGATGCCTTTTGGGAAATCAAAGAATCACCACTTGAAATGACCTATAAACCGACAGGTCAAAAGATTTATTTCAGGGGACTGGATGACCCCCTGAAAGTAACATCAATAACCGTTGACATTGGTTGTTTGTGTTGGATGTGGATTGAAGAAGCCTATGAGATCAGTTCAGAAGATGATTTCAATATGCTTGATGAATCAATCCGTGGTGCTGTCCCGGAAGGTTCAGGACTGTTCAAACAAATAACACTTACACTGAACCCGTGGAATGAACACCACTGGATAAAGAAGCGGTTTTTTGATACCACTGATGATGAAGTCCTTGCAATGACCACCAATTACAAGTGCAATGAATGGTTGGATAAGGCAGACTTAAAAGTCTTTGAAACCATGCGGAAGCAGAACCCAAGGCGTTACAAAGTGGCGGGTCTTGGTGATTGGGGTATCGTGGACGGTCTTGTCTATGAAAATTGGGAAGAAAAAACGTTCAGCGTGGATGAAGTCAAGAAGATAAGCGGTGTCAAGTCTGTATTTGGTCTTGACTTCGGTTATACAAATGACCCTTCTGCACTGTTTTGTGGTTTTATTGACCAGTCAAGCAAGACTATTTGGGTCTTTGATGAAATGTATCAGCCGGGTATGAGTAATGAAGCCATTGCCGAACAGGTTCAGCGGATGGGATATGTGAAAGAGAAGATCACAGCCGATTCAGCAGAACCAAAGAGCATTGACCGCTTGCGTGAACTGGGTCTGAAAGGAATCAGGAAAGCAAGGAAGGGCAAGGATAGCATCAACAACGGCATTGACTTCATACAGGACTATCATATTATCATTCATCCCCGTTGCGTGAATTTCATCACAGAGATCAGCAACTATCAGTGGGATAAAGATGCCAAGACGGGCAAGAAACTGAACCGCCCTATTGATGACTTCAACCACCTGATGGATGCAATGCGTTATGCGATTGAACAGATGGCAAAGGGTGATGCCTTTAGTTTTGATTAAGCAATTACCGGGTAGAATACACGGTGTCAGCAGCCGTTTCTTTTTGGACGGTAGGAAAAGGCTGTCAAATGCTTACTCCGGGGCGGTTGCAATCGGTGATCGCCTATGACACCTGTATAACTACTTTTGAGATATTAGAAACAAATTAGTAACACATACCCTTGGAAACATAGTGTTTTCAGGGGTTTTGATTTTATTATGCAATGAAAGGGGTGAATTGAACCGTGTTCAGTTCCTTAATAAACACACTGACATTGAAGGTTTCCAACTTTATACTGGACGGTGCAAGGTCAAGGATGACTGACAAGGAATTTCTTGAAAAAGAAATTATGAAATGGAAAACGTCACCCCACCGCATCATGCAAATTAAGGGTTCACTGTACTATGACAATGAACATGATATTTTGAAGCGGAAACGTACAATGATAGGTGAGGATGGCAAATTACAGGTTGTTGAGAACTTGCCAAACAACAGGGTCATTGATAACCAGTATGCAAAAATGGTCAATCAGAAAGCAAATTATCTGTTCGGTCAGCCTTTTGCAGTAAGTGGTGAGAATGACCAGTATGTTGAACTGCTGAAAAAAGTGTTTAATAAGCGGTTTATGAAAACCATAAAAAACAGCGGTAAAGCAGCATACAACGGGGGAATCTGTTGGTTATATCCGTATTATGACAATGAAGGTCATTTCACTTTCAGGTTGTTCCCCGGTTATGAGATTTTGCCGTTTTGGAAAGACAACGATCATACAATACTTGACTTTGCAGTCAGGCTTTACTTGGTGATTGGGTATGAGGGAACAACCCCAACCGTCATTGAAAAGGTTGAAGTGTATGATGTTGATGGTGTTCACAGGTTCATTCTTGACCACGGCACACTTATCCCTGATCTGACAAACAACGGTGAAGCCGATTGTTACCATGTTACCATGACGGATGCAACCGGGAAAGTGACGGGGTTCAACTGGCAGCGTGTCCCCCTGATTCCATTGAAAGCCAATGAACAGGAAACACCACTGCTGAAAAGGGTCAAGTCTTTACAGGACGGTATCAATGTGATGCTGTCCGACTTTGAAAACAATATGCAAGAAGATGCCCGGAACACCATTTTGGTATTGAAGAACTATGATGGTACTAATTTGGGTGAGTTCAGAAAGAACCTTGCAACATATGGTGCAGTAAAGGTCAGATATGATGGTGACACTAAGGGCGGGGTTGAAACCCTTGAAATCACAGTCAATGCGGATAACTACAAGGCTATTGTGGAAATCTTCAAGAAAGCCTTGATTGAGAACGCAATGGGTTATGATGCCAAGGATGACAGACTTTCCGGCAACCCTAATCAGATGAACATTCAGTCAATGTATTCTGATATTGATATTGATGCAAATGATACAGAAACAGAATATCAGGCAGCCTTTGAAGAAATCCTTTGGTTTGTGAATTGCCATTTTGCCAATACAGGACAGGGGAACTTTGAAGGTGAAGAAGTAGACATCATATTCAACCGTGACATTCTTATCAATGAATCAGAAGCCATTGATAACTGTCAGAAATCTGTTGGTATTCTTTCTGATGAAACAATTATCAGTCAGCACCCTTGGGTGGATGACCCACAGGCAGAACTTGAACGCCTGAAAAAGCAGAAGGAAGAAGCACAGAAAGAAATGCTTGCACAGTATGACCCGTTTAGTACACAGAATGATGACCCTGACAATAAAGGTGACCCAAACAAGGGAAGTCAGGGCGGTGAAGTAGATGAATAACGGTGAATACTGGCAGAAGCGTTTTGAACTGCTTGAACAGGCAGCACACCAACAGGGGGTTCAATGTTATGCGGACATTGAAAAACAGTACCGACAGGCACAGAAGCAACTTGAAGGTCAGATTGCTGCATGGTATCAGCGTTTTGCATCTAACAACGGGGTAACCCTTGCAGAAGCAAAGCGGATGTTGAACGCAAAAGAACTTGCTGAACTGAAATGGGATGTAAACCAGTACATTCAGTACGGTCAGGAAAATGCGATTAACGGCACTTGGGTCAAGCAGCTTGAAAACGCATCTGCAAGATTCCATATCAGCAGACTGGAAGCCTTAAAGTTACAGACCCAACAGAGCATTGAAGTCATGTTTGGAAATCAGCTTGATTCCATTGACAGCACAATGCGGGATGTTTACAAGTCCGGCTATTATCACACAGCCTATGAGATTCAGAAGGGTGTGGGTGTTGGTTGGGACTTTTCCACACTGGATGATAAGCAGATCAGCAAGGTCATCAATAAACCTTGGGCGGTTGACGGTAAGAATTTCAGTGAAAGGATATGGGGCAACCGTCAGAAGTTGGTCAATGAACTGAATCAGACATTGACACAGAACATCATACTGGGGAAAGACCCGCAGAAAGCCATTGATGAAATTGCCCGGAAGATGAACACTTCCAAGACCAACGCCGGGCGGTTGGTAATGACAGAAGAAGCCTTTTTCAGTTCCGCAGCACAGAAGGATTGTTTTGATGAACTTGATGTTGAACAATTTGAGATTGTGGCAACACTGGATTCCCACACTTCGGATATATGCCGGGGTATGGATGGCAAGCATTTCCCTATGTCTGAATGGAAGGTTGGTGTGACTGCACCGCCGTTTCATGTTCATTGCAGAAGTACCACAGTACCATATTTTGATGATGAATTTGATGCTGTCGGTGAACGTGCTGCACGGGATGAAGAAACAGGCAAGACCTACTTTGTACCGGGCAATATGACTTATAAGGAATGGGACAAGGCTTTTGTTCAGGGTGATAAGTCAGACTTGAAAGTGGTCAATACTGATGATAGTGCCATTGCAGAATATACTGCATCAAGAAAAGAATATGATACACAGGTTCAAAGGTTGGCTGAACTTGAAAAAGAAACAGACAACGCACTTGATGCATATATGGATGTTATGGATACCCCGCAAGCAGCGGAGTATGAAGCAGTATTTAATAAAAAATTTGATGAAACTGAAAGTCTGAAACAGATTGTTAAAGACTTGAAAGCAGCGTTGTCAGGAAAAGAAGCAAAAGCCGTTAGACAGGTAGAAAAGAATCTTGCAGCAAAGACAGGTATACCGATAGATAAAGTAGAAATGTCAGGATTGCAGTATGATACCGCTGATATGATATTTGGTTCATACAAAACTGTACTGAATAAATATCCTGAATTAAAAGGACAACTTGCATCTTTTAAATATGATGGTGTAAAAGGTAATGCATATGCAAGTTGTAGAACACTTACAGGGGAAATTCAAACACACAGAATGTTTGCTAATTATGATAAATTAGTACAAAATTATGCAAGTGATGTTGCAGCCGGATTTCATCCAGTAGGTACAGATCACAACAGCATTATTGTACATGAACTTGGTCACGCTTTAGATGGCTATATGACAAAGAAGAAGTTATTGGGTGCTGATTATAACTCATATGGAGTTTTACACAGTGCAAGCCAAACTGCAAAGGATATGACATTGAAATTCTTGGGGTTTGATAGACAAGAAATTGCGATTGAATTAAAAAGCCAAGGTTTGACACTATCCCAACGGCGTGATATTCTGAATGAAAGAGAAAAAGAGTTCATAGCGGAACACATTAGTAAATATGCGGCAGAAAACGAAAAAGAATTTTTTGCTGAATGTTTTGCTGAGTATGTAACCAGTGATAAACCAAGAGAAGCAGCAAAAATCTTTGGTGAAATCATTGATAAAGCATTAGGAAGGTGATGTTTGTATGATTCCTGTAAAAAGAAATATGACCCAAGAGGAACAAAAGCAGTTTCATATGGAAATGTACAAGAATGAAAAAGAAGGCTTGATTGCTTTCTTCCATGAACAGAAATATGATGAAAAGCATCTGAATGAATTTTTGATAAATTCTTTGAAACAAGATTTTGAAGAAGAATTGAAAGAAGATGGTTTGTTATAAAGCACGGTCAAATAGCCGTGCTTTTTTCATACCTTAACAAGTTATCAATAGACCTGTAATAATTGCTATATGGCGGTTATATGAGGTCAGAAAGGGGGATAAAAGGCACATGAAAACGTACACAATGAGAAAGGCATGGTGATCCTGATTATCTCCCGGCTACTGGGTCAAGTAGCATATAGAAAAGGCATCCGGCAACGGGTGTCTTTTTTCTTGCGGGTTGTCAAGCGTAAACCGAACAAAACCAATCAATCATGTGGGAGTAACCCCGTATAAAAACGTATTTGAAAGGATGGTATAGAAATGACAAGAAAACAGTTAGAGGATTTAGGACTTACTAAGGAACAGGCAGACAGCATCATCAAAATCAATGGTGATGACATTGAAAATGCAAAGGGTACTGCTGCAACAGAGATTAAGAACTTGCAGACAGAGGTTGACGGACTGAAAACACAGGTCGGTGACCGTGACAAGCAGTTAGAAACCCTGAAAGCATCAGCCGGGGACAATGCAGACCTGAAAAAGCAGATTGAGGACTTGCAGACAGAGAACGCCACAGCCAAGGCAAACCATGAATCCGAACTGAACCAGTTGAAAATTGATTTTGCGGTTGAAAAGGCACTGACAGGTGCAAAGGCAAAGAACATCACCGCAGTTAAGGCACTTTTAGACCTGAAGGATGCCAAGTTTGACAAGGAAGGAAATGTCAAGGGATTAGCTGAACAGATCGAAAAACTGACCAGTGATGAAGGTACTAAGTTCCTGTTTGAAGCACAGAAACAGCAGCAGAATTTCAAAGGTTTTCAGCCGGGGGCATCCGCACAGCAGAAACCGGGTGCAGAAGTTGACACTTCAAAAATGAACTATGATGAATTATGTGCCTATTTAGCAGAAAATCCTGATGCTAACTTAGGTGAGTAAAAGAAAGGACAGGTGAAAATTTATGCCAAACGATAAGTTTGATTCTAAAAGTTTTAACCCACAGGCTTTCAAGTATATGGTTGGTAGAGTGCCGAACCTTCATATGCATGAGATCAAGAAGTCAAAAGCACTGGCGGGTAACCCTGACATTAAGGCAACCCTTGGTGGTAGTCAGGGCGGTACAGGTTACGCAAGAATTGCAATGCGTGGTCTGTTAGATGGTGATGCAGTCAATTATGACGGTCAGACTGATATTACTGCAACCAGTACCAAGACATTTGAACAGGGTGTTGTTGCTGTTGGTCGTGCTAAAGCATGGCTTGAAAAAGATTTTTCCTATGACATTACAGGCGGTATTGATTTCATGCAGAATATCGCAGATCAGGTTGGTGAATATTGGGACGGCGTAGATCAGGACACTATTATTGCAATTCTTGATGGTGTATTTTCTATGACTGGAACAAAGAACAAAGAATTTGTTGATGCTCACACCTATGATGTAACAGAGAAGGTTGACGGTAAAATGTCTGCAACTACTCTGAACAGTGCAACCAATAAGGCGTGTGGTGCTAACAAGAAGAAGTTCACACTGGTGTTCATGCACAGTGATGTTGCAACGAACCTTGAAAATCTGAACCTTGTAGCACACCTGAAATACACTGATTCACAGGGTATGCAGCGTGAACTTGATCTTTACACTTGGAACGGTAAGTTGGTAGTCATTGATGACGATATGCCGACTACTGAACAGGAAGGTTTCTATATCAAGGCAAAGTCAGCTGATGAAGGTGCTTTACAGGTTGTTGCTAACAGTGCAACACCTACTGCAAAGCAGATCAAACTTGAATCTGTCACACCTGTTGCAGACAGTTATGAAACACCAAAAGAAGGTGATTATGTTGTGTATGTTGATGCTTTCACAGAGTACACAACTTATGTACTTGGTAATGGTTCAATCAGTTATGAGGATTTAGGGGTAAAAGTACCTTATGAAATGAATCGTAACCCTGAAAAGAATGGTGGTCAGGACACACTTTATACAAGACAGAGAAAGGTTTTTGCACCTTTTGGTATTTCTTATGAGAAGAAGTCACAGGCTACATTATCCCCTACCAATGAGGAATTAAAGAAGGGTGAGAACTGGACACTGGTACATTCCGGGGAAACTACGGAAAGCAAGCGTTCATATATCAACCATAAGGCAGTACCTATTGCCCGTATCATTTCCCGTGGATAATTTCTGATCTGAAAGGGTGGTTGCAATGTTTGATACTGATACAGTAAAAGAACGGTTGAAATCATTCGGTTATGAGGTCAAGGCAGATGATGAATTTGCCTTGACCTTTTGCGTTGAGAAAGTACGCAGCACAATCAAGAATGAAATCAACTGGAATGATGTGCCGGAAGGACTGGAACACATTGCCGTTGATATGGCGGTGGGTGAATTTCTTCTTTCCAAGAAAACCTTTGCACCTGATGATCTTACCGGGTTTGATTTAGAATATGCTGTCAAGCAGATTCAGACAGGGGACACCAACACGGTTTTTGCGACTGGTGAAGGTTCAATGACCCCTGAACAAAGACTGACTTCTTTCATCAATTACCTTTTATCCTATGGAAAGGCTGAATTTAATTCATTCAGGCGTATCAGATGGTAAAACAGATTCAGGCAGCACAAAAGGCTGCAAGGAAAGCCATTGAAGCAACCTATTTTGGTACTTTGACGGTGACAGAGCATCAAACGGTAAAAGATGAAAAGACAAAATTAACAAAGTCAGTTGATGTGGTGGTTTTGCAAGATGAACCTTGCAGACTATCTTTTGAGAAGATGCAGACGGCGGTACAGTCTGAATCAGCAGCAACGATTGTTCAGGGGGCAAAGATATTTGTTTCACCTGACATTTCCATAAAAGCCGGGTCAAAACTGACAGTGACACAGGACAATGTGACCACAGATTACACCCGCAGCGGTGAATCAGCCATATACCCAACGCATCAGGAAATTATGCTTGAACTGTTCAAGGAATATGCGTAAATGGGGAAAATGGGAAAATTTGACTGCAAAGGTCTGAAAGACTTTCAGCAGCAGTTGGAAAAATTACAGAATCCTGATGACTTTGTGGAATCGTGTGCAAAGGAACTTGCTGCCCGGTTGCTTCGGTTGGTTGTCAAGCGTACACCAGTAGGACAGTACCCGGCAAGTTCAGGCAAAAAAGGCGGTACATTAAGGCGTGGTTGGACTGGTCAGAAAAACGGTTCAGCAAAGGGATATGCTGACAGCCTTACGGTGAATCATTTTGGTGACACCTATGTCATTGAGATTGTGAACCCGGTTGAATACGCATCTTATGTTGAATACGGACACAGGACAGCCAATCATTCAGGTTGGGTCAAGGGTCAGTTTATGATGACCATATCTGAACAGGAATTACAAAGGATTGCCCCAAAGGTACTTGAAAACAAAATCAAGAAATATTTAGGGGGACTTGGAAAATGATAAATTCAATAATTGAAGCAATCAGCGTTTCTCTGAATGGAGAATTTGGGGATGACTATGAAATTCACATGGAAGAAATCAAGCAAGGTTTGAAAGAGCCTTGCTTTTTTATTGCTTGCCTGAATCCTACCAACAACCTGTTTATGGGTAAACGGTATGAAAGAACCAATCAGTTCTGCATCCAATACTTCCCAAAGTCTGATGAAGTGCAGCGGGAATGTAACGGTGTGGCTGAAAGAATGTATGACTGTTTGGAGTACATCACAACAGACGGTGATATAAAACCAATCCGGGGTTCAGGAATGAATCATCAGGTGGTTAACGGTGTTTTGAATTTCTTTGTTAATTATGACTTCTTTACGGTCAAGACAGAGGACAACACCCCTATGGAAACCATGACGGCAAGCACAGGCGTAAAGGAAGGTGGTTGATTATGGCAGCAAAAAAGACAGCAACGGGAACTGCTGCAAGGTCTGAACAGACTGAACCAATGTTCAGCAAGGAACAGATTCTTGCATCTGCCCGTTTTGCAAACAGAAGGGACTTGGTGGATGCCCTTCTTGATGAAGATAAAAGTTACACCATGAAAACTGTTGACAATTTAGTTGAAAAATACATGAAAGGACAGGTGAAATAGTATGGCTTTAGGTGGTGGTACATTTACCTCACAGAACAAAGAACTGCCCGGTGCTTATATCAACTTTGTATCGGCTGCATCCGCATCCGCTGCATTGTCTGATAGAGGTATCGCAACAATGCCCCTTGAACTTGACTGGGGTGTTGAAGGGGAAGTTTTTGAAGTGACCAATGAAGATTTTCAGAAGAACAGCCTGAAACTTTTTGGTTATGCCTTTGACAGTCCTAAGATGCTTGGTCTTAATGATCTGTTCATGGGTGCAAAGACCTTATACGCATACCGTCTGAACGGCGGTGGTGATAGGGCAGCGAACACATACGCAACTGCAAAGTATTGTGGTGTTCGTGGTAACGATTTGAAGATCGTGATTCAGAAAAATGCAGATGATGCAAGCAAGTATGATGTTACAACCTACTTCGGTACGGTCAAGGTTGACACACAGACAGTTGCCAAGGCTGCTGATCTTGTGGCAAACGATTATGTGACATTCAAGGCTGCTGATCTTGCTGTTACTGCCGGAACACCTTTAACTGGTGGTACAAATGGCACGGTTGACGGCACTGCACATCAGGCTTACTTGGATAAAATCGAATCATACACCTACAACACTATGGGCGTTGTGGTTACTGATGATGTTACCAAGAAGTTATATGTGGCTTTCAACAAGCGTTTGCGTGATGAACTTGGTATCAAGTTCCAGTTGGTTGTTTACAACCTGTCTGCTGATTATATGGGCGTTATCAGTGTGAAGAACAAGGTAACAGATACAGGATGGTCAGAAGCAGCACTTGTGTACTGGGTAACTGGTGCAGAAAGCGGTTGTGCGGTCAATAAGTCTTGTCAGAACAAGAAATATGACGGCGGTTTCACCGTTGATACCAATTACACACAGAATGAGTTAAAAGCAGCAATCAAGGCGGGTGAGTTCACTTTCCATAAGGTCAACGGCGTTGTCCGTGTGCTTGAAGATATTAACTCTATGGTGACTACTTCGGACACTTGCGGGGATGTATTCAAGGACAATCAGACGATCAGAGTTATTGACCAGTTGGGAAATGATGATGCAGTTCTTTTCAACACTAAGTATCTTGGTGTTGTTCCAAACAACGCATCAGGCAGAACTTCCCTTTGGTCTGACTTGGTAAAAATCCGCACACAGTTACAGGAACTTGGTGCTATTGAAGGGTTCACTGATTCTGATGTTACGGTTGCACAGGGCGATTCCAAAAAGGCGGTTGTGATTACATCAGCAATCACCGTTGTGAACGCTATGGGTAAACTTTATGAAACGGTTACGGTTGCGTAAGAAAGGGGTGAAATAAAATGCCGAATGTAACAATGAAAGCAAGGGACACTATTGCAGCAAAACTTGCTGAATGTTTTATCACAATCGGAAGTAGAAGATACAACTTCATGCAGATGATTGATATGGAAGCAAAGGTTGAGAAAACCAAGACTACTGTTCCCCGCCTTGGTGCAATCATGGCGGGTCATAAGTCATGCGGTATGGAAGGTACTTTTTCCGGCACTGCACACTATAACCAGTCTGTTCTTCGTCAGGCATTACTTGACTATAAGAACACTGGTGAGGATGTGTATTTTGAAATGCAGATCACCAATGATGACCCAACCAGTGATGCGGGCAGACAGACGATCATTTTCTATGACTGCAACACTGACGGCGGGGTGTTAGCAAAATTTGATGCTGACGGGGAATACCTTGATGAAGAGATTGAAGGAACATTTGAGGACTTCTCAATGCCTGAATCTTTTGCAAACCTTACGGGTTTTCTTACTAACTAAGTAACAGAACCCCTTGTGTGGCTTTTATATAAAGCCATATAAGGGGTTTTTTCTATTCATTGATTAACAGGAAGGAGAACAACAAAATGTCAAAATTTAGTGCATTTATGAAAGAGAATAAAAAGGTCAAGGAGAATGAAAAGTTTGCACCTACTGCTTCACTTATTGGTGGGGACGGAACACCTATCAGATGGGAGTTCAGACACATTACATCAAAGGAAAATGAAGCGTTACGTGATGCAAACACCATTGAGGTACAGGTTACTGGTAAACCTAACCTGTTCAGACCTAAACTGAACACTTCAAAGTATCTTATGGATATGATTGTAAAGGCAACTGTTTTTCCTGACCTTTATGATAAAGAGTTACAGGACAGTTACGGCGTTATGACACCTAATGATTTGGTGTATGCAATGGTGGATGATGCCGGAGAAATGCAGGACTTCCAGTTATGGATGCAGAAGTTTCAGGGATTCACCAAGACCCTTGATGAAAAGGTAGAAGAAGCAAAAAACTAATAGAAGAAGGGGATGGTGAAGCAAATTATGCTTACTATGCCCTTCTTAAATTGCATATTCTTCCTTCTGTATTCTTGGAAATGGACGAACAGGAAAAAGCCTTTGTAATTGCTTCAATCAAACTGAAAGCAGAGCATGACAAGAAGGAAAAGAAAAAGGCAGAAGCAAGGGCAAAGAAAAAACACTAAGAAAGGACGGTGAAACAGGTGTCATCTATTCAGACAGGTATTGAACTTAATGACCAATTCAGCGGGGTACTGAATAACATTATCAGTTCCGTGAACCTTGCGGTATCTGCAATGGCTGATATGCAGCAGAGTATGAACGCAGACATTGACACAAGCAGTCTGCAAGGTGCAAGGGATGAAATCAATCAGGCAACCGCAGCATTGAATGAACTGAATGATGCAATGCAGCAAGACAGAAATATTCAGCCTACTGCACCACAGGTTGAACAAACCGCACCTGATATTGCACCGCCTGTTGTGGATGGGGGGAATCAAGAACCCATTCCAGTACAGATTGACCCTGTACTGCCTGACCCCCTGATTGAAAACCCTGACCCCGTGCCTTTGGAAGTGCAACCAAACGCACCGCCTGACATTGACCCGGTTGAAGTCCCGGTGACATGGCAGACTGACAACTTGGATGTATTCACGGGTACAGGCGTTGAACGATTTCAGCAAGAAGTTCAGAGTGCAAACGATATGTTGAACACACTGAACACCACACAGGCACATATTGCACAGACTGCACAGGGGATGGATATATTGCCGGATGAAGCGGTTCAGGATATGACCACCATGCAACAGCGGTTGTCTGCTATTCAGCAAAGGATTCAGCAGATTGAAAACAACCCGGTTAATATGGGAACAGATCAGGCAAATGCCGAACTGGAACAGTTGCGTGGTCAGTTGAACAATGCGATTCAGGCACAAAATGAACTGAATGATGCAATGCAGAACATGGATGTTTCCGCTGCAAATACTGCATATTTGCAGTTATCACAGACGGTTGGAAACACTGAAAGGTATATCCGTGACAATGTGGATGAACAGGGGCGTTTCAATCAGGAAATTGCAAGCGGTACACAACAGGCAAATGAACTGACCAACACAATCAAAAGGGCAGTTGCAGCCTATGTCAGTATTCAGTCAGTCGGTAAGGCGTTGGATATTTCTGATGAACTTACACAGACAACTTCCCGTTTGGATATGATGAATGACGGGATTCAGACAACCGCTGAACTTGTCAACATGGTATATGCAGCAGCACAAGATGCAAGGGGTTCATTCAGTCAGATGGCTGATGTTGTTGCCCGTTTTGGTAACAATGCAAAGGATGCGTTCAGCAGTTCAGAAGAAGTTGTTGCTTTTGCTGATCTGATTCAAAAACAGATGACGATTGCCGGGGCAAGCACCCAAGAAGCAGCAAATGCAGAATTGCAGTTATCACAGGCACTTGGTTCAGGTGTCCTTCGTGGTGATGAATTGAACAGTATCTTTGAACAAGCACCTAACCTGATTCAGAACATTGCGGACTATCTTGATGTTCCAATCGGTAAGATCAGGGAAATGGCAGCGGATGGGGAACTTTCCGCTGATGTAGTCAAGGCAGCAATCTTTTCTGCTGCTGATGACATTAACAGCAAATTCAATGAAATGCCTATGACTTGGGGGCAGATGTGGCAGTCCATGCAGAATACCGCACTGATTGCTTTTCAACCTGTTCTTCAAAGGCTGAACGATTTAGCAAATAGTGAAGCATTTCAGACGTTCGTGCAAAATGCCGTTGAAGCAATGGCAACCCTTGCAAATATTGTATTAAACATCTTTGAACTTGTTGGAACAGTAGGCGGTTTCATTGCTGATAATTGGTCAGTGATTAGTCCTATCATTTATGGTGTCATTGGTGCGTTAGCGGTATATGCAGCATACCTTGGCATTGTGAAGGGAATAGAAATTGCATCCGCTGCTGCAACAGCAATTCATTCAGTTGCAATGTCTGCAAAAATCGGTGTTATGGCTGCACTTACTGGTCAGACAATGGCTGCAACTGCTGCACAGATGGGTTATAACGGTGCATTGTATGCGTGTCCTGTTGTTTGGATTATTATGTTGCTGATCGCACTTATTGCAATAATTTTTGCCGTATGTAATGCGATTGCAAAAATGACAGGTATTGCAAATTCAGGGTTCGGTGTGATTACTGGTGGTGTGAACGTGGTGATTCAGTTCTTTAAGAACTTGGGTCTGACCGTGGCAAACATTGCCTTGGGTATTGGAAACGCCATTGCAGCACTTGCATCCAATATGATGACGGCATTTCACAATGCTATCTGCAACGTACAGTCATGGTTTTACAATCTGTTATCAACCGCCTGTTCAGTAATTGAAAATATAGCAGCAGCCTTGAACAAGTTGCCGTTTGTAAGTTTTGATTATTCAGGCATCAGTTCAGCAGCAGATGACTATGCAGCCAAGGCAAGTGAAGCAGCCGGAAACAAAGAGGACTACACCAGTATTTCAGATGCGTTCAATGAAGGTTTCACAACCTTTGATGCGTTTCAGGACGGTTGGGCATCAGATGCTTTCAATGCGGGTGCAGCTTGGGGTGACGGTGTTGCTGACAAGGTTTCAAATTTCAGTTTATCGGATGTATTCGGTCAGACTGATATTCCTAATGTTGGTGACTACACATCAGGTTTCAATGATGCAATAGCAAATTCCGGCATTGGTGACGGTGTTGGAAGTATTGACGATAACACAGGTAAAATCAAAGATTCTTTGGATGTTACAGAAGAAGATTTGAAATACTTGCGTGACATTGCAGAACAAGAAGCCATTAACAGATTCACAACCGCAGAAATCAATGTTGATATGTCAGGTATGCAGAACACTGTGAACAGCGGTGATGACATTGACGGTTTTATGACCAAACTGACAGATTCAGTCAATGAAGCGGTAGACAATATGACGGAAGGGGTGCATGAATAAATGGCAAGAAGCGGATATGATATGTATTTTGACAAATGCCTTTTTCCTGTCACCCCTGAAAAAATCAGTATCAAAATCAATGGTAATAACAAAACGGTTAACCTGATAAATGAAGGTGAAATCAATATCCTGAAAAAAGCCGGGTTGACCGACATTGAATTTGAAGCAGAAATCCCGCAAGTAAAACATCCTTATGCGGTGTATAAGAATGGTTTCAAAGAAGCGGGATATTTCTTTGATATTTTTGAAGGGTTGAAAACAGGCAAAAAGACATTCCAGTTCATTGTGTGCAGAAAGACCCCGGTGGGGAAAAAACTGCTGAACACGAACATGAAGGTATCTTTGGAAAATTACAAAATTTCAGAGGATGCCAAGAACGGGTTTGACTTCAAAGTCAAGTTCAATCTGAAACAGTACCGGGACTATGGAACAAAGACAGTCAACATCAAAATTGCTGCATCCAAGCCAAAGGCAAGTGCAGAGCCTAAGCGGGAAACCAACAATTCACCCGCCCCGGCAGCAGCACAGACCTATACGGTTGTGCGTGGTGATTGTTTGTGGAACATTGCAAAACGGTTTTACGGCAGCGGTGCAAAATACACCGTGATCTACAACGCAAACAGGGGTGTCATTGGTGGCAACCCTAACTTAATTTATCCGGGACAGGTTTTGACCATTCCGGCAGCATAAGAAAGGGGTGTTGTTCAATGTACGTTGAACTACTGGTTGGGAATGAATCAGGAACAAAAGTATATCAGCCTGTTGTTCAGGAAGGTATTGAATGGTCAACAGAAAGAAAAAACACCCCCGGCAAACTGGTTTTCAAAGTCCTGTATGACAACATTCTTGATTTTTCAGAAGGTAGTCCAGTCAGGATGAAGGTGGACGGTGACAATGTATTCTTTGGTTTTGTGTTTAAGCAGCAGAGAACCAAGGACAAAATCATTACTGTCACCGCCTACGATCAGTTGAGGTACTTAAAAAATAAAGATACCAAGGTCTATGAAGGAAAGACGGCAAACCAATTTGTGAAAATGATTGCAGATGATTATGCCCTGAACCTTGGCACACTGGATGATACCGGGTATGTCATTGAATCAAGGGTTGAAGAAAATACTTCACTGTTTGAAATGATAGCAAATGCCCTTGACCTGACACTGACCAATACCGGGGAAATGTATGTGTTATATGATGACTTTGGGAAACTTACCCTGAAAAGCCCGTCATCTATGTATGTGGGTATTCCGGGGGCGTACCTGATGATTGATGAAGAAACCGGGCAAAACTTTGACTATACTTCATCTATTGATGAAAACACATATAACAAAATCAAACTGACCTATGATAACAAGGACACAGGAAAGCGTGATGTTTACATCACACAGGATTCTTCCAACATTAACAAGTGGGGTATCTTACAGTATTTTGACACCTTGCAGAAAGGTGAAAACGGTCAGGCAAAAGCAGATGCCCTTTTAAAACTGTATAACAAAAAGACCCGTAACCTGAAAATTACCAACGCTTTAGGTGACAACAGAGTGCGGGCGGGTTCAATGGTTGTCATCAACCTTGATCTTGGTGATGTAAAACTGAAAAACTGGATGCTTGTTGAAAAATGCAAGCATACCTACAAGGAAGGTGAACATTGGATGGATTTGACACTTAGAGGGGGTGAATTTGTTGCCTGATGCAAATGAACTTGTTGATACCCTGAAAAGGGCAGCCGTTGAAGCGGTTGAAGCGGGGAAACCCGTAAATGTATATTTTGGTGAGGTCGTGAGTGCTTCACCTTTGAAAATCAATGTTGAACAGAAGATGATACTTGGTGAAAAACAGTTGATTCTTTCAAGAAATGTGACGGATTTCAGCACAATGGTAACAGTTGACTGGACTTCTGAAAGCAGTCTTTCCACCCACAACCACACTGTAAAAGGTGACAATGGCAGCGGTGGCAACATTGACTTGAACACGGGGTTAAAGAACCTTGCACATACTCACAAAATTACAGGAAAAAAGAAGATCATCATTCACAATGGCTTGGCGGTTGGTGATGAAGTTATCCTGATAAGACAGCAAGAAGGTCAACGCTTCATTGTTGTGGATAGGATAGGCAAATGATTCCTTCAACAGTTGGTTTTCTTGACCAAGATTTTGAAATTGAAACACAGCCAAGCCTAACTTATAAAATGGATTTAGACGGTGATTCAGTCAGGGGTCTTGTGGATGAACAGGATGCCATGAAGCAGATGATTTTCAGAACACTGCAAACAGAACGGTATCAGTACATCATATATCCGTGGTATTACGGCATTGAAACACTTGACCTGTACGGTGAACCTGTCACTTGGGTTTGCCCTGAATTAGAACGCAGAATCAGTGAAGCGTTAGCCGTTGATGAAAGAATCACAGGTGTGACCGACTTTGAATTTGACCTGACGGTCAAAGGTGTGGTTCATGCCTATTTTACCGTAAAAACAATTTACGGTGATATTAAAGCAGAGAAGGGGGTGAAGATTTAGAATGTATGAAGATCAGACTTATGACATTATCCTTGAAAGGATGATGAACCGGGTATCTGACAAAATTGACAAAAGACCGTCATCCCCTGTTTATGATCTGCATAGTTCAACCGCCATTGAATTTCAGATTTTATACATTGAGTTGGAATATCTGATAAAAAATTCATACGGTGATACTGCCGCAAGGGAATTTCTGATCTTGCTTGCAAAGGACAGGGGACTTTCACCTGAACCCGCAACCAAGGCAATCTTACAGGGTGAGTTCACACCAACAAACATTGATGTTACTGGAAAGCGTTTCAACATTGGTGAAATCAACTATGTTGTGACTGAACAGATCACACCGGGAACATACAAGGTTCAGTGTGAAACAGAAGGTGTTGTTGGCAATCAGTACCTTGGGGATATGATACCAATGGAATATATTGACGGGTTGCAGACGGCAAGCCTGACAAGCGTACTTATTCCCGGTGAAGATGAAGAAGATACAGAAGTTTTCAGGCAGCGTTATTTTGACAGTTTCAATGAACAGTCCTTTGGTGGTAATCATGCTGATTATATGGCAAAGGTCAAAGGCATTGAAGGTGTTGGATCATGTAAGGTCAAGCGTGTTTGGAATGGTGACATTAGACCCGCTGACATGATCGTCAGTACCGTGGTCAAGAACTGGTATGAATCAATCATTTCAACAGTTCCGGCAGCAGTCAAACCGTGGCTTGATGCCGTATATAATGCAGCCAAGGACAAAAAACTGACGGTTGGTGGTACTGTTCATGTAGTCATCACTGATTCTGATGATTATGGTGAAGCAAGTTCAACGCTTGTTCAATACGTTCAGCAGACACTTGACCCGGAAGAAAGTGCCGGGGAAGGTTACGGACTTGCACCAATCGGTCATGTAGTCAGTGTTGCAAGTGCATCACCTGTCAGTATTGAGGTCAAGACCACGGTAACCTTTGAAGAAGGTCACAACTGGTCAAATACCAAGGCAGCCATTGCAGAAGCGGTTGATGCGTACTTCTTGGAATTAAGAAAGAACTGGTCAGAAACATCACAAACCATTGTCAGGGTATCGCAGATTGAAAACCGCATCCTTGGCGTTGATGGCGTGGTAGATGTGACCGGGACAAAGCTGAACGGCACGGCAAGCAATATGACCTTGACAGAATTTTGTATACCAAAGTTAGGGGGTGTTTCTGCATGATAAGAGAAGTTGACCTTGTTTCATACTTACCGCCATTCATGCAGAGTTACAAAGAACCCGTTGCAGCACTTGAAGCGGAAAATCCTGAATTTAGCCTGATGTGGTCGGCAACTGACAGGTGTTTGCGTAACCGCTTCATTTCAACTGCTGATGAATATGGAATCAGCCGATTTGAAAAGATGCTGAAAATATACCCAACTGCTGATGATACCCTTGAATCAAGGCGTTCAAGGGTTCAAAGCAAGTGGTTCAACACAATCCCGTACACTTGGAAAGTGTTGCTTCAAAAGTTGCTTGTCCTTTGCGGTAACAGTGACTTTGAAGTGACTGGTGATTTCAAGACCGGGTACACACTGTATATTGACACTGACCTTGAATTATATGGTCAGGTGGAAGAACTGGAAAACATCATAAACACAATGATTCCTGAAAATCTTGTGGTTGTATCTAAGAACAGCATCCCTTGCAACATCAAAGGTGCTGTTCTTTTTGGTGGTGGCATCTGCTTCATCAATGAATTTATCATCACAAACGATTTCCGGGAAGTGTTTGATGTGAACGGTTCATCAGTCTTTGGTGGTGGAATCGTTCAGACTGAAATGCTGAACATCACAAATGACAGTCAGGAAACAGTGAGTGTTCAGGGTACAGTGAACTTTGGTGGTAAGGCAACAGATACCGCAATGGTAACCATTTCAACAGATTTTAATGAAACAATCCGGGCAGATATGGATGCAAAGGCAGCATCCGGCGTTGTTCAGGTAGACTTCATTGAGATAAAAACAACATAGAAAGGAATGATAAGATGGCAGAGTATTCAAAACTTTACATCACAAACAATGGTCAGGCACTTATGGCAAAGATGATTGCCGGGTCAGGAAACATTGATTTTACAAAAGTATGTTCTTCCAGTACCCAGTACACTGAAAGTCAGTTACAGGCATTGACCGCACTTAGCAACATCAAGCAGACAACCCTTGTTTCCAAGGTTACCCGCACAAATGAGGTTGCAATCAAAATTGATGCAGCATATTCCAATGTAGACCTGAAAGAAGGTTACTATATGCGTACACTTGGCTTATATGCCGTTGACCCTGACAAGGGTGAAATCCTGTATGCAGTCTGCATTGAAAAGTCAAATAACTGTTATATGCCACCATATAACGGTGTTACGGTATCGGCTGCATACTTACAGTTATATACCACAGTAGGAAACGCTGACAACGTATCACTTGCGGTCAGTCCGGGTGCGTATGCAACTGTTGGTGACATTCAGGAACTTGAAAAAGAAATTGCTGATCTGAAAGCCTTTGTTGGATATTCAGACGGTGACATTTATGGTGTTGAAGTAGATTTTGAAAATAAAAAGTTCACAAGACTTGCCGGGGCAGTAAACCGTTCAGCGGGTTCAGGATTTGACGGAATCAATGCCTTTGGTGGCAGAAAGCGTTGCAACCTTACCAATGACGGGCGTGTTGCTGCATATTACGGTGAAGCCGGATTTTCCACTACTGGAAAACTGACACAGGCGGTTGACCGTAACCCGGTAGGTACTGAATCACCTGATGAAAACCTGAAATTCAGTGCCGGGACAATCGTTCAGGTAATGGTTGAACAGCCAAAGTTTTATTACAAGGTTGTACCGCTTAAAACTGAAAAGAGAACCAAGGGGGCAATCACAAGAAAAATCAGATACTATGTATCAGATACACCAAAGGCGGGATTCAAACTTCATCCGGCGTTCATTGTAAATGGTCAGGAAAATGATGTTGCATATCTTGCAGCCTTTGAAGGTTCACTTTGGGATGCATCTGCATCAGCATACATTCTTGATGATTCACAGGTTGCTGACTTTGCTGCTGATATGTTATGCAGTATTGCCAATGCAAAACCGCTTTCAGGACTTACACAGAACGCAACCCGTGCCAATATCAGAAAACTTGCTGAAAAACGTGGTACTGGTTGGGAACAGGGTGTTGTTCAGACGGCATCCGCTTCACAGATGCTTATGCTGATTGAATATGCAACCTTCAACATGCAGTCTGTTATTGGTAACGGTGCAGTTTCAAAGACTGATGACGGTAAAACATCCATGACAGAAAATACAGGTGCAACAATCACCCTTGGTAATGCATCAGGTTCAGTTGTCAATGCTAACGGTATTCAGATTGTGTCATACCGTGGTGAGGAAAACTTTTGGGGCAACATTTGGTGGTGGATTGATGGAATCAATCACTATGCAAATGCAACCACAGGTGAATGTGATACCTATGTTGCAGATCATGGTTTTGCTGATGACATTAAGGCAGCACCTTATGAAGATACAGGAATGACCGCAAAGTATGGAAACGGTTATATTTCCGCTTTCTGCTATTCAGAAGATTTTGATTGGTTGTTCTTACCGGGTGAGTTCAACGGAAACACTGCACTTCCTGTTGGTGATCACTGTTGGAATCAGAACGGTACGGGTTGGCGTGTCGCTAAGTTGGGTGCTAGTTGGGCTGATGGCTTGGGTGCCGGTGCTTTCTGTTGGAGTCTGAATGTTGCTTCTTCTGTTCGTATTCGGATTATCGGCGGTCGGTTGGTGTATCGAAAAAAGGTGGCAGCATAACAGGCAACCAGTAATTCACACAATTTTAGGTAATCAGGATGCTAAGGATGACGATTTTCAAGCAGAAAGACAATAAAAAGACAAAAAACCAATGTCACTAAATTAGGTGCTAATTGGAATAATGGCTTGAATACCAGTGCTTTCTATTGGAATCTGAATAATGCTTCTTCTAATCGTAATCGGAATATCAGCAGTCAGTTAGTAAATGCACAAATATCACTTGAAACACCCCGTCAGAAATGGCGGGGTGTTCTTATAAATCAATGTACTGAAAACTGATTACCGTGCCACTTGGCAAAACATCAAAATACATGGGCTGTATTAGTAGACCGTCACCTGACGGGTTGAAAGTTCGGTTCAGTGCATACAGAAGGGAACAGACAAGCGTGAAACGGTATGGCAATCTTTATGAAAAAATCTGTTCAATGGATAACCTGTATCTTGCGTTTCAACACGCAAAGAAAGGCAAAGGATGGTACAAGGAAGTTCAGCAGATTGAGAAAAGACCATACTACTATTTGGCGGGTCTGCAATGGATGCTTCAAAACCATTTATACAAAACTTCGGAATATGCCACTTTTACGAAAAAGGACGGCAAGAAGGAACGGGAAATATACAAACTTCCATTCTTCCCTGACAGAATTGCACAATGGGCGGTTTTACAGGTGATTGAACCGCAGTTATTAGCGTATTTCACTGATGACACATATTCAGCAATACCAAACAAGGGTATTCACGCAGCATACAAGAAGTTACGGTTGGCGGTTGATACCGTGCCGGAAGAAATGACCTATTGTTTGAAAATAGACTGCAAGAAATTTTACCCTTCCATTGACCATGAAACACTAAAACAGAAGTTCAGACGGAAGTACAAAGACCCTGAACTGCTTGAACTGATTGATGAAGTAATTGATTCAATCAGCACTTGTCCGGCAACGGATGAAAACATTGAATTTTATCGGTCTTGTGGTAATGAAATCAAGATAGTGAAGATAAACGGCAAGGACTTCATTGAAGGTGTCGGTATTCCAATAGGGAATTACTTTTCACAGTATGACGGGAATTTCTTCTTGTCAGGTTTTGACCACTGGATAAAAGAAGTAAAGCGGGTAAAACATTATTACCGTTATATGGATGATATTTGTATTTTTGCAAGAACCAAAGAAGAACTGCATCAGTTACTTGCAGAAATCAATGAATACTTCATACAGAATTTGAAATTAAGAATAAAAGGGAACTATCAGATATTCCCTTCATTCATCCGGGGTATTGATTTTGTTGGGTACAGGATATTTTTGAACAGTACCCTGTTGAGAAAATCCACCTGTCAGGAAATGAAGCGGAAGATGACCAACATCAGGAAGAAAGTTGAAAACGGTCAGGAAATGAACTATTCAGAATGGTGTTCAATCAATTCCTATAAGGGTTGGTTGAAACATTGTGACAGTTCCCATTTATCAGATAAATATATTGTGCCTATTCAGCAATACGCTGATGATTATTATACAAACCATATCAAGGCAAAGAAAAAGAAGAAAGGCGGTAAAAAGCATGAAAGAGTACGGAAAAGTACGCAGTACAAAGCAGCCTGAACAGAAAGTCATTGATGACTATTCAGTTTGGGTTGCTGCAAACATCACCCCGGTCACAGAAGCCGGGACAGATGAACAGCCGGGGTTCACTGGTTATGAATATGACCTGACCCAGTACACCAAGGATGAATACATCAAAATGATTGATGACAGGAACACATCCTTGGAAGATCAGATGACACAGGCACAGGAAGCCATGTGTGAAATCTATGAAATGATGGCATAAGGAAGGGGTGAGAATATGGCAAATATTTATGCAGCACTTATCATTAAGGGTAAGAAGTCAATCAATGATGTTCCTGACAAGATCAGGGATGAAGTCAAACAGGTGCTTATTGATGAAGGACACCCGGAACTGGCAGAAGGTGGTAACTGATGTTGTTTCAGTTCATCATAAAAATTTTATTTAGAAAGGATGTGGAATCTATGGCAGTGATCTATGCAACCCTTATCATTAAGGGCAAGAAAACCTTTGCTGATGTACCTGAGAAAATCAAGGACAAAGTGAAGGAAGTTCTGATTGACCTTGATTGCCCTGAATTAGCAGAGTAATCAACAGACAAGGAAATTATCACAGGAACAAAAACAACCGCTATATGACCCTTATATGAGGTCACAAGCGGTTGTTTTTAGTTCAGAAAGGACAGAGAAAATGAAACAGACTATTTGCAGTGTATTAGGTGTGATTGGTTCAGCAATCGCATCTTTTTTTGGTGGTTGGGATGCGGGACTTGCAACCCTTCTGATTTTCATGGGACTTGATTATATTTCAGGTCTGATTGTTGCGGGGGTATTCAAGAACAGTCCCAAGACAGACACAGGTTCACTTGAAAGCAAGGCGGGGTGGAAAGGTCTTTGCAGGAAATGCATGACACTTGTTTTTGTATTAGTCGCATACCGTCTTGATTTGGTGATCGGCACAAATTACATCAGGGATGCGGTGATTATTGCGTTCATTGCCAATGAAACAATTTCCCTTGTGGAAAATGCGGGTCTTATGGGGTTACCACTCCCACCAGTTATCACCAAGGCTATTGATATTTTACAGAAAAAGACAGAAAGTGAGGGCAAATAATTATGGATAAGCAGACATTTATTTCACAGATTGCAGCCTATGTCATCAAGTATGCTGCACAGTATGGTATCAAGGTACACAGTCCAATCATTGCACAGGCAATTCTTGAAAGTGGTTGGGGGCAGTCAGGTCTTGCAGCCAAGTATCACAATTACTTCGGTTTGAAGTGTGGCAGTGCTTGGACTGGTAAGTCTGTAAACATGGCAACATCAGAGGAATACACACCGGGGGTTCACACGAACATTCGTGACAACTTCCGTGTGTTCGATTCTATGGAAGATGGTGTCAAGGGTTACTTTGATTTCATCAATTATTCAAGATATGCGAATCTTAAAGGCGTGACTGACCCACAGACTTATGTGGAGAACATCAAGGCAGACGGTTATGCAACATCAAGTACCTATGTCACAAACCTGATGCGTGTTATCAGGGACAACAACCTGACACAGTATGATGGTGCTGCACCACAGACACCTTCAAAGTCAGTGGATGAAGTTGCACAGGATGTTATCAACGGCAAGTATGGAAACGGTGCAGACCGTAAGGCAGCAGTTGAAGCAGCCGGGTACAACTATGATGAAGTTCAGGCAAAGGTCAATGAAATCTTGGGTGTAAGCACTGCACCAAAGAAATCTGTTGACGAGATTGCACAGGAAGTCATTGCCGGACAGTGGGGAAATGGTCAGGACAGAAAGAACGCACTTGAACAGGCGGGTTATTCTTATGACGAGGTTCAGAACAAGGTCAATGAACTTTGTGGGGCAACGCCTAAGAAATCCATTGATGAAATTGCAAGGGCGGTCATCCGTGGTGAGTATGGCAACGGTCAGGAAAGAAAAGACAAGATCACCGCAGAAGGTTATGATTATGCAGCAGTACAGGCAAGGGTCAATGACCTGATGTAATCTGTTACTAATTTGTTACTAAATAGCGGGATTTTGTGAGATTTGCGGAGATATTCAAAACTGAACTTTTCAGCAAATTCAAGCAAAAAGCGGGGTGTTATATCAATGAAATTTATGATATAATGAGTGCAAGTGAGTCAATATATTTACATGATTGAAGAATGGCGAATTTGATTAAATAAAATGCATTAAGTGATACTTCAATAAAAAGGAGATATTTCATGGCACTTTT